TGAAGATTCAAAGATTTGAACCCCTGCAATAGTTCCAACAAAACCAGTTCGCATAGCTTCGTTTGATAGTTCGGTATCTCTACCCACAAAAGTGTTGGTCAAGGACTTCTTGACGTTGAATATTTGCTTTGGGTGGAAGACTCCGTAATATGGGGCAGGTGCGTTTGCTGTTCTAAGTTCTGCACTTGCTTCAAAGATATCTTGCACTGTGAGTTCTTGACCTGCTCCACCTGCTTTCTCTGTTGAAAAGCCAGTGAATAAAGCTGATAAGTCTGCATCAACTTTTCTTGCGATAGCTTCACCGAATAATCTTCCGATATCCCCTGCAACATTTCTTGATGCTGAGTTTCTTGCTAAGTCAGTCAATGTAGTCATTACACCTACTTCACTAGCTGTTATTGTAACAGAAGTTGGGTTTACCGCAGTGTTTGACAAGTCAGTTGCTTCGTTTACGGCTGAAGCTGACACAGTTGCATATATTGGTACTTCAACAGACTTACCGCCACCTGCAATAGTGTAGTTTCTGACAAGGTTTCTCATTATTGATTGCTCACTAGCAACAAATAACGCTTCGGCTACAATTTCGGTATAGAGTTCCGAAATGGTACTACTGGTTGTTTCATTTGCCATTTTTTACTCCTTTAAATAAAACAAATTAAGGGTTTGAGTTAATCACATAGGGTTTAGAATTTCGTTGCTTTCGATATTCAGCATACTTCTTCCTGTCCTCTGGATTGTTCATATTTAATTCACTCAGATTTAAAGGCTTATTGAGTTCTTGCCTATCCACATTTGACACTGTGCCAGAACCACTTGGGGTTGCACTGACAAAGTGAGGGTTTTGTGTAAGAAACTCTTGCACTAATTCGTCTGTGGTCAAAAGTTCACCCGATTTACTATACCTCGCTATTCCATTTTTATCAAGAATTTCTACGTTACCACTTTCATTTAGCTGAATATTGTTTTTTAATAACTCAACTACTTGGTCTGGATTGATGGCTTTATTCCTAGATGCTGAAGATAATAACGATTTATTTATCTTGATATCTCTTAGCTGACTTTCAAGGTTTTCTTTTTCTTTATTGAATTCTTGGGTTCTTGTTTTGAGTATTTCTTCAAACTCACCTTTTTGAATACGTTGCTTTTCTTCTGCATCCTTCTGTGACTTTACAGCTTGTTTAATCGTTTCAAAGTCCTCAACACCAAGCTTTTTATACCAAATACCTCTTTCTTTGCCTAATCGCTTTCTAACGATTTCATTCATTTCATCTTCTGTGAACATTACCTCACTAGATGTTTCTTCTACTTGCGGTGTTTCTTCTTCTTTTGTTTCAGTTGTTTCTTCTACTTGGTTTTCTTCAGCCATTTATAACTCCTATATATCCCAATCTGGATTAGTTGGAATCCAAGTGTGCCGACAACGATAACCGCCACGAACTATGAATGGGTCACCTGTGGACTTGCCTTGCCACCCTTGATTATTCCAAATATCCCTAATTTCATTTTCGGTTAATGTCTTATTTAGCATATTCCTACAGAAAGGTCTACTATCCCTTACAAGTGTGCCTGTATATCTGTAATGGGTCAACCCTGCATCTTTTGCTTTGGCTACTGTGAACTGTCCATGAAACTGCATTACTGAATCGTGAGCTATCTGACTTGCGTAGCGTCTTAGATTATTCCCTGCCCTGTCACTTGCATATTGTGTATGTAGCTTTCTAACTGCTTCCTCAATCTCTGCTTTCTTAGCATTATCAAATTTGTTTTCGTTTATAAAGTCCACCAGTTCATTTATTTCTGCAACATTGGATTGCTTGTAAACTCCATTTATGTGTGAACGAATGTTACTTACCATATCTTCAAAGGGTCTACCTGCTATTGTGCTTTGGTATACTTCGTCATTAATTATTTTAAGAAATCGTTCTGCTATATCTTCAAAGCCACTAAAAGATTGTGTTTTGAGAGCGTTCAAGGTTGTTAAGTCTACTTCCGTTAGGCTTTTGAACTTCTTAGGTATAGGCATTTCTCCAAACGTATCCAAGACCTCTTTTGCAATCTTGTTATATTCTTCATTTATGATGGTATCCGCTTCGTCTAAAAAAGTGGTTTCCACAAGGTTTCGGATAGCAGGTTGTAATTGTATCGCTAGTCTTTGTGAAACAAGTTTACCTTTTGTGGCTCTTGTTACTTCTCTTATTACGTCTTCTTCAAGCCTGTAGAGTACATCAATAATACGCTGTTCGTGTTGGTCAGCTAATTTATCTAATATTCTGGACATTATAGGGGAAAGTCTTTTTTCCAAGCTTTAATTGACCAAAAAGCAGGTGATAAAGATTTTTGACCTTTTACCTCTTTAAGAACACCACCCATTCTAGCTAAGAATGACCTTTGCCTTGCAGGTATGCTTTTCTTTATAGACATTCCCCTAGCACCAAATGTAACTTTATTTATCTTACCAGTAGATTTGTTTTTTACATATACACCAAACTTTTTCCGCTTAGATTCGGCTGTGGATAATCTAAAAGGTTTGTTTAGCTTTACTTCTTTTCCTCTATACTTTGCCATGCTAAGTCCTTGATTTTATTACCTTTTTGCTTGGGATTATATCTATTTCTTTTTTCTTTTTGATGCTCGTCTAATAATATCTTTATCAAATGTACCAGAACGACCCCTGCTTATTAGCTTGTTTACTCTAGCCATCGCCCATTGATTCATTGACATTCTAGGTCTTGACCCTGCGGAAAGAAAAGCACCTTGACCTCTACGAAATGAAGCTTTGAGGTCACCAAGGCTAAACAATTTAGATTTCTTTGCTTTTGCTCTAAGTGTTGCTAGTGTCTTTGCTGACAAGGGTCTTCTTCTAACTGCCATTATGTCCTGTTCCTTCTTCTAAGTAATGAGCGTGGTATTCTTGCACCTGCTTTGTATAAAGCACTGACTTGTTTCAATAAACTTGCTCTAGCACTTCTTTTTGCACCTTTCAGACCAGATAGATATTTTTTAGGAATACCAGTTCTTTTGTCTTTCGGAACTAGCCTACGTTTACGCTTCTTCTTCAACTGTCTGTCCTTCTACTTCTGTTGTTTGGAACTGCCCTCTAACTGTTCTGGTAGCGTCTATTTCTTCATTTATAGATTTTATCATTTCGCTATCGTCAATGACCGCCTGTGCTATCTGCTTGTCTAATTCCTTATTAAAGGTTTCGGACTTGATACCACTAGCTTTAGCCATTTGTAAGAACTGAAGGTCATTCGCCCAATCTCTAATATCAAAGGTATCTGGATAGTTTATCGAACCATCAAACTGTTTATCTTGCCACATAGCAAACAAAGACCAAATCTGTTCTTCTGCGTTCTCAAGATAATCTGCTTTCTCTGATAGTCTGGCGTTTAGTAGCTGAAATTCTGTTTGTAAAGCAATCCCACTAGCTATCTGTGTACCTGTTGCCCTTACTGAACCCATGTGTGTTATCCTGTCAATAGCGTCTACTTTGTTCTGGATACACTTCATAATCCCATCTAAGTTCTGACCGCTTGGCTGAATGATGTAGGGTTTTAGATTGGCTTCTAGGTCTTCTGGTATCTCTATAATAGACCCTGCACCTGCACTTGCTTCAACATTTGGTGTTTTTACAAGGCTTGGATGATTTGCCAATCTGATGAGCTGTTCTTTCTCTGAGTAGTCGTTATAGATTGATTGTTGTAAATATGCCACATCCGCAAGGTCACTTATGCCGATAGGTCTTTTAGCACCCCTTAAATTGTAGACATTGACCGCAGGTATCTTTCCTATTGGGTTTTCCACTTCTTCAATCAAGCTAGATTTACCTTTTGAATATTCTTCTGAATACTCCTCAACTTCATACGTTGCTATGGTTTCTTCTGTGAATACTTTAATTATTGCTCTATCTGCGTTTATATCCTCTACAACCATCAACATATCAAGATAGAACCTGCCACTGGCTGACCTCCTGTAGTTCCAGTTAACAACGTTTTCTGGGGTGTAAATACTGATATAGGGTCTAATGTCCTGTGCTAGTTCTTCTGCTCTAGTATTGGCGTTTGACTGTGGCTTATCGACTATGACCCAACAGTTGCCATAAATACTAGCGTTCATTTGTACTTCACGCATTACAGTATTGAATGACCGACCATCTAAGTCAGCATCCATAAGGAACGACTTCAACTGTTCATCGCCATCTAATGACCCATAATTTCTTGTTGGTGGAACTCTCCAAAGAAA